GACCGGCATCCGCAGCATGGAAGCGATCTGGACGGGCACGTATCCATCCGCAGCGAGCTGGGCCACACGCGGGTCAGGCGGTGGAAGCTGGCGAGGCAGGAACGTCCGGGCGTGGCGCTCGGCGCGGGCTTCGGCGGGGCAGTGCCATGGGCGGATGTTGGCGGGCATTAGGCGGCCCTCGCCATCGGCAACACGCCGCTCGCCAGGAACTCGGCAAGCGCAGCCCGATCCGGGATGGTGTAAACCGCCGAGCTGCCCCAGCCCGAGTTGTAAGCGTTCGGCGGCACGATCTCGCGCGGCATGAACCGCCGCATCTTGCTGATCTGCGCTTTCAGGCAGTTCGTGGACGTGCCGGGGTAGTCGGCTTGCAGCGCCTCGGTGATCGAATCCGCAGAGGCGTCACGTTGCGCCAGGATACGCAGCACGCGCGTCTGGTAGAGCGACAGGGGGCGGACGTGGGTTTCCCACTCGACGCCGCGTAGGGCCAGCTCTGCGGCTTCTGCGCGGGCGCGCCAGTGCTCGACCTGCATTTCGAGGTCTTCGATGATGGTTCGCATCACGCCGCCCTCGCGTTGGAGGGATGCGACCAGGCCGGGCCGGCGAGGGTGATGGGGGCGGCAGACGTGGCGAGGTAGGACGCGATGTGCGACTTGCGCTGCGTGGCGGTCAGGCGCGCAGGATTGCGAAGCGGGGCGACCGGCGCCGACCGGGCCGCCTTATTGGCGCGCTTGTAGTGGTTGCGGTTCACGATGCCGATGATGGCCGAGCGCGTCCGGCCGGGCAGCCGGGAGGCGATCTCGGACGCCGACTCACCGCGCGCCCAGCAGGCCTCGACCAGCTGCAGTTCTTCCTCGGTCCAGGGGCGGAGCTTGCTCATGCGGCGCTCCCGCGTGCGGCGGACGCCCGGCGGGTTGCAACGCGGCGCCCGTGCAGGACGGTGGTGTGATGGTGCCCGCCGGTCGCGCGTCCCGCCTGCGAAAGGCTGAACCCTGCGTCCAATAGCGCTACCCAGAACTCCTGCCGGGCGCGCACTATGGCGGGGCGCTTGCTTTGCGAACGAACTAGAACGAGCGGCACGCCATGACGCGCGGCGATCTCGTTCCCGAGCTGGATGAGGGGTGGTGTCAATTGCATTCTGGGCTCCTCGATGAGAAGCCCGTGCTGGGGGTCCGCTCGGTCTTGTGCCGATGCGTGACTGAGGTGGAATGAACCTGATTTGCGATTCGGCGTCAAGCGCTTCTCGCGTTGGGGTGTTGGGGAATTAGGGTCGAGGTCAGGCGTCACGGTCGCCAACCATTTTCTGCACGTGACGAAACAGTTCCGGCCGCTGGGTCTGGAGCTTCACAAAATCATCGGAGTCGGCAAACCGCTCCTCGACTTGAAACCAGGCGATCCAGTAATTTGCCTTCACCGGCACAAGGCCGCAGGCAACCAGCTTGATGTTCAGCCACCCCGATCCGTCGCGGGCCGGCAAGGTGTAGACCTCCCACTCCTCGCCGCCCTGATTCACGAAATTAGCCAAGGTCCAGCCGCTTCGGATCGATGGGCGGTTGCCTCTCCATCTTTTGGGCTTGCCAGCTTCAAACATCAAAACCTCCTCGGGTAAAAAATTTTCCTTCCCTGCTTCGTTCGCCAAACCGCACCGGCCACCCGTTCACTCGGGGTAACTTATAGTTAGTTCCCCGAGGTGAACGGGTTGTCGGTCTCCGGCAGTCGTTCAGTGAACGCCCGTGAACGGGTGTGAACGGGTAAGGCTCAGAACGGGCAATCATTTGATTTCTCATCAGTTTTGCCGTTCACTTCACCCGTGAACGGGTACCAGATTTTCACCTGCCCATCCTCAGAGGCATAAACTTCCCCAGAACGGGCCAGTTCCTGCATGATCCTTTTAATCGTGCCGCCCGGAATGGAAGTTTTTTCCTCTAGCTGTTTGTACGTTTTTCCGCCCGATCCGAGGGCGTCGAGGATGGCCAAGGCGTTCGGCGTGAGGATCTTCGGCGTAGCGTTCGCCTCCCGAATCGAGGGCACGACAGACGCCAGGACCTCGCCCGAAACCGGGTCGACTGCCTCGGCCTTGACCATCTGGAACAGGATGGGCTCGCGCTCCTCGGCGTCCTTCTGCTTCGTCACCGAGAAGGTGACGCAAGGCGTGCCTTCGGTGCGCTCGATCTCGATTTCGGTATCGACCGCAGCGCGCAGGACGGAGCTTCCTCGGGCGCCCTTGGACGCCTCCTTGCCGGTGTGGTGGATCGCCATGACATGGGCGCCAGTAGCCTTCCTGAGCGCGTCCACGGCCGCCACGAAGCGGTTCATGTCCTGGGTCGAGTTCTCGTCCCCAGCCCCGAAATTGCGCGCCAGCGTGTCAAGGATGACAAGGCCCGGCCGGACTGGCAGGTCCTCAATGCCGGCCACAAGGGCGTCAAGGTGTTCGGCCTCGGTGAGCTGGACGGAATGGTCGAGGATGTGGAAGTCGGGCGTGCGCCCTTCGCCCCGGACGTGCATCCAGGGCAGGATGCGCTTGTAGAGCCCGCCAACGCCTTCGCCGGCCACGTAGGCCACTGGGGTGCCTCGGACTGCCATCCCCCGCCATTCGAGGCCGCAGGCGATGCTCAGGGCCATGTCGAGCGCGAGGAACGTCTTGTAGGAGCCTGACGGGCCATAGAGGACCGAGAAGGCGCCTTCGGGGATGATCTGGTCCACGATCCAGTCCGGGGGCTTGCGGGCCGCAAGGTCGGCAATGGTGATGAACTTGACGGCCGCGCGCTTCGGCTCGGAACGATTCAGCAGCGCGTGGATTTCCTCCTCGCCCGCATCCGCGGCGTCCCACTTCAACGGCACGTCTGCCGGCAGCGTGACCCACCGGACAGTGCATCCGATAGAGGCGAGCTGCGCTGCCACCTTGTCCATGAACTTCCGGCCCGCCTCGTCATTGTCAGGCCAGAGCGTGACAGCCTTGCCGGCAAGGGGGCGCCAGTCGATGGCGTCCAGCTTGGTTGACGAGCCGCCAGGGGCGGACGTGGCGACCCAGCCACACTGGTGGATCGCGTCAGCCGCCTTTTCGCCTTCGCAGAACACGACCTCCCGGACGCGCTCGATCTCAGGCAGGCGGTAGAGAGGTCTCAATCCCGGAGGATAGCCAAAGGCGCCGGACGGCTGGCGGGGCTTGTAAATCTTCGCCTGCTTCCCGTCGCCCTTGATGACGGGCGAGCCGTCCAGATGGAACTCGTTGAACCGCACCACCTCGAACAGCACGTCACCGGCTGGCGAAAGGTAGGGATAGGTCGCTACCTCGCGGTGCTCCGTCTCAGGCGGGTTCGGCTTGGCCGTCTCGGCCTCGTGCCGGATCGCGGCGCGCTGTGACGGGGCGCCTCCGGCCCACTTGTCCGCCTCCTGGATCGCGCTGGCAAAGTCTACGCCAAGGGCCCGCTGCCAAAGGGTCAGCACGTCGCCCCGCTCCCCTGTGGCGTGGTCGATCCACTGGCCGGGCACGTCCGATGTCAGGGCAATGGAAAGGGACGCCCCCTTCTCGCCGTCGATCGAACCGACTCGGGCGTCACGGGCGCCTATGATGGCCTTCGGGTAGAGGTAGCGCACTAGCTCCTTGACGCGCTTCTCACATGCCGCCTTGACCCGTTTGCGGCGGACCTCGGCATCCTCGAAAATAGGAATGTCGTTGAAGTCGATCATGCATCACCCGTGGCAGCGCCGGCGGAACTGGCACCCCTTGCAAAGGTAAAAATCAGGATCGTCCGTTGCCTTCGGCCGGAACGCGCCGGCCTCAGAATCGAGGATGATGGCAACCGCGCGGTCAGAAGCCGCCTGAGCCCGCTTCTTGTCGAACGGCACCAGCTCGAAGTGGATCTCCATCGTGTCGCAGTTCGTGGCCTGGAACAGCGCCGGCTCAGTCAGGTTCATATAAGCCTGATAAACGGCCATCTGGTCCGCATATTCGGGCTTGGCCTTGACCACGCCGGAGCGGCTGATCGCCGTCCATGACTTCTGCCCGACTGCCTTGTGCTCCCAGAGCGCAGGCGTATTGAGGCCGGGCCCCGACATGACCACGCCGTCGATGTGGCCCCGGAATCGCCCATCTGCCGCGGCAAACCCGTACTGCGAACCGTCCGGCTTGCGGGTGCGGATGTCGAACCCGCCATCCCGCAGCCAGCCAATAGCCAGCTCTTCCATCAGGTGGCCGCGGGCAAAGATGCGCTGTGTCCGCGCCTCGGGCGAATAATCAGGGTCCGGCGCCGTGCCGAGGTATTCAAGCTGCGTTTTGCGCTCACAGCCCGCGCCGATGGACGACGCGCCGAGATAGTTACGCGGCGGGTTCTTCAGCGCCTTTTCAACAAGGGCCCGGTCCACCGCGTCGTGTATCTCGCGCACCGTGTCAGCCCGCTTGAAGGCGGTCGGGTTAAGGTCGATTGTCATGCGTTCACCACTTCAGTCCATTGGGCCGTCGGGTCTTCCATCGTCCGGGCCCGCTGTTCCTCCATCGCGTCGAACGCGGTGGCGAGCAGGACGGAGATTTCATCCTTCGACCAGTCCCCTACCGGCTTCGACCAAGGCACTTGCACCTCGGCCACAATCGGCAGGACGGCTTCAGCAAGGCCGAGCGTGTAAGCGTCCGGCGATCCGACGCCGGAGATGCTGCGGTCCTTCGACCATTCCACGAAGCGGTTGCGTAGCCAGGAGAGCACGGCCTCATTGACCAGTGCCCGGCGTTGGGTGCGTGTCGTCTGGACCCCAAACTCCGTCAGGAGCGCACCGATGTGATCAGACGCCCTTTCGAGCGCCTGATCGTCGGGGTCTACTCTTACGAGGTTGCCCATGACGGCCGTCCGGCCGCTGCGGGTTTGGAAGCCGGCGTGCTGAGCGCCTTCGGCTTCTTCGGCTGGAAGCCGTTATACTCGTCATCGTCTGGCGTCACGGCACCCTTAAGGACGTTCTTGTCCTTGTAGTCGCCCGTGCCCTTCTCGATGCCGATCTTGGCAAGGAACTCCAGGCCGTTCAGATCGTCCCAGTCCTTGAGGCGCCGGGCCGTCTTGGCCATCTCGCTGTCATCGGTCGGCAGGACGCCGTAGGCCGATTCAAGCATGGCACGCAGGCGCGACATGGTGATATTCACCGCCTTGCCCTGCCCTTCGGTCGAGCCGGACACCATCATCAGGCTCCAGAACTTCCGCTTGGCGAATGGGCCCTGCGTGATCGTGAACTCACAGTCCAGCATCTGGCCGGACTTGTCCTTGGTTGGCTTCAGGCCGCGCATGACGCAGATCACGGGGGCGACGGTGTTGTCAGGGATAATGTCCCCACCTTCGCGTTGACGTTCGGCATTGTTCAGGTCGATAGCCATCATGCGGCTCCTTCTGTTTCGTAGACGTTGGTGTTCGCGGGCGCACGGGTCGGGGTCTTGGCAGGTTCTGCCCGTGCGCTTTTCAGCTTGGCAAAGAGGGCGCCGAGGTCGGGCGCCTCCATCGCATCGAGACGGCCGGAGCGATCCTTCGCAGGATAGTCCCAGGCATTGTCCGGCGCGGTGACAAAAGCCCGGAAGGGCTCGCCGTCCTCGGGCCGGATCAGCGCCATCGTGATGACCTCATCCACGATGCCCGGCATCTCGCGGCCCGTCTTCGATCCCTCGATCTGAGGGCTCCAGGTCGTGCGGCCGAACTCGTCTTCCTTCTGGTCCAGCAGGCAAACGAAGATCACGTTCTTCGTGCGCGCGTGCTGAAGCTGGGTGATCCAGTTCACCATCTCGCGCCCATGCAGGCCGTAAGCGCCGCGCGTGTCCGGCACGCCCTTGGCGTTGAACGCCTCGGGCTGTTGCTGGCACCAACGAAAGCACAGGCGGCCGGCAACGGTGATCGAGTCGATGAAGAACGTCTCGTACTTGTCGAGAGCGTCCGGCGATCCGAACACGTCGCAGGCATGGGCATAGTGCTTTGCGCCGTACACGGCGTTTTCCGGCAGGTTCAGGTCGGGCCCGGCAAGGAAGCAAGCCAGGTCGCGGCATTCTTCCCATGTCTGCGGCCGGAGCTGGTCAACCGGCACGTCCTGCACCGCAAGATCGCCCGCTTCAAAGTCCAGAAACAGCGTCGTTGCAGGATCAATGGTCCTGAGCAGCGACGTTTTGCCGATACCAGCCGGGCCGAGAATGAGGGCTTTGATGCCCCGCTTCTCTGCCATCCGCTGGTCAGCGGTAATAATCGATAACCCCATTTGGGTCTCCTTCGTTTTCGAACAGCTCCCGCCTCGCTAGGCTCGGGGAGGGCTACGAAAGCTGTTCAGTTAGCCCGGCGGGTTTCGATATATGACCGCCGCGCCCTCCCCTTCAGCGACTTGTACGAGCCCTCAGCGGCAACCCCGCCGTGCTCAGAAACTCTTCGACCTGCTCCACAGAGCGCGCGACGTAGTAAGCCGCGCCGGCCATCGTGGCGTCATCAGCCCATTGCTTTTGCTCAGGGGACTGACGGCCCTTGGCCGTCTTCAGCTCGATGCAAATGAGGCGCCCGCCCCACAGGATCATGATGTCGGACACGCCGGGCTTGACGCCTTCGGCCTTCAATTTGCTGGCAGTGCGACGGTCGCGCCAGCCCCCATTCGGCACGGCCCACCAGATGCAATTCGGGATGCCGTCAAGCGCCAGGTCGAGGAAGCGCGCCACGGCGCATTGGATCTGGTGTTCGCTCGCCTGGTCGGAAACCGTGTGCACCTTCTTCCGCGTTGGCTTTGCGCCCTGAGCCAGTGCAATCGGCAGGTCATCCGCCAAAAACGGGGAGCGGCGGGCTGTGCCCAACCGGCTCCCCTTAAGTGCACCCCCAGCACGGGCGGTGAGCGGAAAATCATGGGACATGGCGGAAGAACTCGTATGCGAGCCAGACAAGGGTCGCCCACATCAGGACCGCGAGGGGGATCGCAGACAGTCTGTAGGCGGAGCGGATCAGGGGGCGGAGGGATTTCATGCGCGCACGCCCCGCTTCTTCGGGCGCGGCGTCTCGCGTCGGTCGAGGCCGAGGAGCGCTATTGCCAGCACGTCGCCGCCGGTGACCTTCTCGATCCGCTGGGCGACCTTCAGCTCGGTCGTGCCGCCTTTGCGGATGCGCCAGAGATGCACTCGGGACATGCCGAACGCCTTGGCGAGTTCTTCCATCGAGCGGCCATCGCGCTCGCACCAGTCATCGAGGGGGTTTTGATTTGCCATGTGGTCATGGTTACACCGGGTGTAACATGACCGTCAAGGGGGTGCGTTACATGAAAAGCGCCTGACAATCGTTTGCCGGTGCGTGGTATGTAACTTATGGCCAAGAGACCGCCCTCCCCGACCTTCATTCGTCAGTGGCGAGAGTTCCGCCAATTGTCGCTGGAGCGCCTGGCCGACCGCCTCGGGACAACTAAAGCGAGCCTGTCGAGGATAGAGAGAGGCTTGCAGCCCTATAGCCAGCCTATATTGGAGGCCCTCGCAGAGGCGCTGTTATGCGAGCCCGCCGATCTACTTATGCGAAACCCGGTGGACCCCGATGGGATCTGGTCGATCTGGGACAACATCCCTGAAAACGATCGCCCACGGGCTGTGGCGGTGTTGCGCGCTATGCTTATCGACAAGACCGGCAGCGGCGGCTAGTTACGCCGGGCGCAACTTTTTTCGCCTGACCCCCTTGCCATGATGTTACACGCGGCGTAACGTCTCCCCAACAAAGGAGACCGCCCAATGCCCTACCAACTCGGCTTCGCCTCAGAACAGGAATACGAAGACGCCTGCATCCTTGAAGGCTACGCCGCCCGCATGGCAGCGAAAGCCTGCAACGAAATTTTCACGCTCGCACAAGCGCAGGCGCTGGCACTCGCCTGTGACGCCCTGCCGGTTGCGGCGGTGTACATGATCGAAGCGGCGTTCGAGGAATACGGCTGGCCTGCGGACGGCCTCGATGAAAGCTGGCTGGATGATGCCGGGCGCGCGACTTGGGCGGTGTTTTGTGCGTGGAGGAAGGCGTGATGTGGAAGGCAATTGAAACAGCGCCCAGAGACGGAACGCCGTTCCTCGCTTGTGTTGGCGTAAAGCATATCAATGGTAGCCGGTTTATAGAGACGCACGTTGTTCGCGTGGACGAAGATACCGGAGAAATCGACACAGATTTTGACCAAGGCTGGTCGGTTGCGGACTACGACTATTGGATGCCGCTTCCTAAGCCGCCCGAAGCGCTTGTCGCTTGGCAGGAAGAGGTCAAGCCATGACCCGCATAGAAGACATCCGCCTACAGCACACCGGCAAGCCCGAGCCTCTAGGCTGGCGCTGGATTGCAACGTTTGAAAGCTATGACGGCCCCGAGTCGCCAATGGGCGGCGGGGATACACCGGGCGAAGCTGTCGAGGCTTTGCTTGAAAGCGCGGGGATTGAGGCATGACCGACACATACGACAAAGAGAACTGCTGGTACGGCTGGAATGGCGGCGAGTGCCCGGTTCATCCGGAGACGGAGATTGAAGCCATGACCGTTACGGGTACGCTTT